TTCCTCATTATCTGCATCTTCCATCTCTTGGGTAGAATCGTCTGGTTGGGTATCATCCTCCTCTGATTCTTCAATTTCTGGTTTCTTAACAGATTCTTTTTCTGGTTCACCTGATAACAGGTTAGCAATTTGATCCACCATATTTACGCTTCCAGCTTCACTCGAAAGTTCAGCCGTTGAAGTAGTAGCTTGGTCTGACATTTTTAATTTCCTTTTTGTAGTTGAGCTAATCGCCCAGTTTCTATATCTGAAGTTATATCATTCTCAATAATTTGTAATGCTTTTTGTTGAGCCTTTATCAATTTTAAACTTTCTATATCATCTGTAAACAAAAACTGACTATATAAATCTGCATTTTTCTTAATAATATAATCAGCCAAGTAATTTGAGTAAGCTCTGCTTGCTCTATTGCCTAACTCTATCTCATCTTCAACCGTCATACATATTGTTCCTGTTCTGCTCATAATTAACATCTTGAGATGTATTTGATGATGATTCCAACTCTGTTAATTTAAGTGCTGTTTGAGCATACAACTGGTCATACTTGAACTTTATATCCTCTAAATCTTTTTCAGCTATCTGTACAGCCTTAGCTTTGTCTAATTCAGCCTTTAACTGTTCCAACTGAATCTGAAATGATTGCTTTTCCATTTCACGTTGATGCTTACCTAACTCAACCTGCCCTTTGATAGCTACATTCTGCATCTGCGCTTCTGCTGTAGTCGTTGCTGATTTAGCCAATTCAGCTTGCATACGCATTTGCTCAAGTTGTGCCTGTTGCGCTTCCTGCTGTTGTTGCTGTTGTGTTTGTTGCGCTTGTTGCGCTGCTTGTTGACCTTCTTGGCTTGACGGATCAACAAAATACTTGTTAGCTGAATCTAATCCTGAGAACTTACAAAAGTCGTCTATAGTTGCGTATATCTTATTAGGATTAGTTAATACTTGACCTGGTATTGCCATGACCTTTTCTTGCAACATCTGAACTTGTTGTATGGCTGCAAGTTTAGCTCTAGTGTCACCAGTTCCAGTTCCAACACGCACAGAACTCTTTGTTCGCTCTTCCCACTCGGCTGGATTTACCTTTACCCATTGCCCACGAAACTTAAAGTCTTGTACTGTATCAACGTGCATGGTAACAAGATCACGAATCTTATTGCATAAAGGCTTGATACCAGTTTCACAAATAACACGAATGATTAAACCAACCAATTCTTCTTTGGCGCTCATCATACGCTCAACACCTTGTGATCCAACTGCATTACCAATGTTTTCAGGTGAAGCAGTACCATCACCAGACACGCCTGTACGACCCGCCTTAACTTCATCAAGATATTGCATCATTGTGAAAGCAGCATCGCCTATAGCAGGTGTTTGCAATGGCATGATTGCATCTGTTCTTTTTACACGGATTAAACCACCAGGTCTTGATACCAAAAGATCATCAAGATTAACCTGACCTTCAAGTACAACATTACGTTGGTTATTTTGCAAATACATGTTATCCATAATATTACGGATAATTGCGGTCTTATTGTCTTGGATAGACTTCAGGCGGTCATAAATTGATAATCCTTGGAACTTGTGTGACATCAATATCGCTGTGGTGCTAATCCAAGGCAAACTATCTATCTCTTCCATGCTTAAAATAACGGTTGGAGTTTCAACTCCTGCAACTGTTACTTTCATTAATTCAGCTATTCCATCACCATTGACATCAAGCTTTAGATAACACTCAGTAACCTCTACTAATCTGTTAGCATCATCTGAACTTAATACTGATGGAACTTGTGTTGGTTCATTCTGATAGTTAAATCTATATGCAGACCTAAGCAAATCAGAACTAACTAAGTCTTCAATGTCTTCATCTTTATAACCTTCTTCTCTTAGGTCAGAAAGTGTCTTATTGACAATGTGGCATGTAAATCTAGCATTAGCTAAACTGATATTGTTATGTTGCGTGTTGACTCTGAACTCTTCAGGAGCAACAGGATCAATACAAATCTTTCCACATTTCTCAGTGACCTTAATCTTTGCACTGTATGTTGTAGGCTCTTGTTCTAATGGATTTTCTGATTGACTTTCATCTTCAGTTAATTCCAATATCTCACTATCTTCATCCAACAGAGCAACAGCTAACTGATCTTCTGTTAATCCTGAATAGTTGTATGTGGTTATCTTTTCATCATCTTCATAATAAACTTTTAACATTCCATTGCGTTGCATAAGTGCATCTTTCACAAATTGATGGACTAAAGTAAACCCATCATTTTGCTTCATCAATACATCATATACATATTCTGATTCAATTTGCGCCTGTAATTCATCTCCTTCATTGACAGGATCAAAAACCACCACCTCATTATTCTGAGTAAATGATTTCATAATCTGAGGCATTATCCACTCAATAGCGTCAGCAACATCTGTTGATACCAATGAGCTGCGCCCTTCCTGTTCATTACCTAATGGAAGCCCAAGATAATATCTTAAAGGTTCTTGTAATGCAGAAGATGAAGTTGTCGTAATATCGGCATTAGCCATTTCATTTTGGATAATTGCCAATATTTCTGAATCAGTCATTTTTGACATCTTAGCAGCCTTTTTTCTTACCATGCATCATTGGAGATGGAGCTTTTTTTGATTTAGACTTAGCCATTTTTAATCCTCTGTTATTAAATTACACCACGTTGTATATATGAATAATCTAATGCTCCAGAACTCCAAGAGTCATTAGTCATATTCTGTTCAGCCATTGCAAGATACCTAAAGCAATCAGCACCATGTGAACTATCATCATGAAGCGGTGCGCCAAATGTACCAGTGCTTTGGTTTTGTGTTCTTCTATAGCGTTTGATTTGATTCAGTAACTCTGACGCTTTCTTATCAATCCAAACTCTACCAAACATCATCCTTGCCATCTTGATTCCTTCCTCGATGTCTTCACGTCCTAAAACATTAACACTTCTTCCTAATGCTATTAATATTTCTTCAGTAGACTTTCCAGACTTAAAATCTCTACTACGTCCATCATGAGGAATATAATCTGTGCCGTAATTGTAACCCTTTGATCTTAATTCATCAATGTAACTATCTAAAGTACGATGTGAATCTTCAATATAGTCGATAATCCTAACTTCACCAGAGCCTGATCGTTGCGCCATCAATATAGACATTGAATCGTTCCAACCTAAGTCCCAAACTGTATGAACTTTTAACAGTGGATCGTATGGAGCATTGCCAAGTCTACGTTCAAGATGAAGTTTAGTTATCTCGTTAACATAGATAGCACCTTCAACAGCAGGACGACATTCTCCATCCCAAACTGTCTTATATCCTTCAGGATCACGTTTTAACCAGTTTATTCTTTCCTTTTCAAGTTCCTCTGGAAACCAAGGATTATCAGAATAGTTGCATTTTATAACAACAGCTTCTTCATTATCTGTCAATACAAATCTAACATACGTTTCATCAGTGTCTAGTTCTGGATTGAATGTTATCCATATTTCACTATTTGGTTTTCTAATAGTTGGTATTAAAACATCCCATGATTTCTTAGTACAAACCTGAGCTTCTTCAACCCAACATATATCAACACCTTCAAAAGACTTTAGGTTTGTAATTCCTTGTTGACGAATACCTGCAAAACTAAACTCAGAACCATTAATCCCGATTATCTTTGTTTCAAGCACTGTAAACATATGCTGTAAACCAAGTATATCAATCTGATCCTTAAGCAACTTATGTACTGATTCTTGTATGGACTTCTGTGTTTCACGAGCGCAAAGAACTCTTATCGGTTCATTAACAGACTTAATGATTAATGCTCTTGCAACACTCCAACTCTTTCCTGAATTATGATTAATAATACCATTTGTCATGTAGTTATTAAATACAGGAACAAATAGATCATAAAACACATCGTTGGAATGAAATTCTGCATTTACAACCTCAACCTCCATAGTATAATTAACATTCTTTTCATTAATGGAGTCACTGTATGTCTTATCGTCAACACAGAGCTGAAGAATGTCAGAAATTGTTTTCAGACTTTCATCTTGATTTAACTGGCTGCAGAAAAAAAGAACTTGTGACGCAATGCTTTGAATTAGCTTCTCAAGGTTTTTATTCTCATGAAATTGCTGAACAACTTTCTGTAACTCCAAAAACAGTTCAAAAGATTTATAGGCGTTACAGCTTTCCATCTCTACATAATTTTGCTCCACCTCTGAGAGAAGATAGGGTAGGCTGGAAAGGTGGTGTAAAAAATGTGAAAGGATACTTGTATTCCAAGACTCCAAACCATCCTTACGGATCAAAGCATGGTTGTTATGTTCCTGTGCATCGATTAGTTGTTGAAGAACATCTTGGTAGGTATCTTGATCCAAAGGAAGTTGTGCATCATATTGATGACAATCCACTAAATAACCATATAGATAACCTAGAAGTATTCTCGTCCAACGGTGAGCATCTGCGTTGCACATTGACTGGTAAGACTCACAACATTTCTCCTCAAGGGAGGAAAAA